GCAAGGCCGTATTCAAGCGACAAGGTAAGGCACAACCCGGTCATTCGGATCGAACTTAAAGCCGCGCAATGTGACGATGCCGGGAGACAATTCAGGGGCGCGATCTGCGGCTTCTGAAAGTGCTTTCTCAAGCGCCGTCGCATTGCTTGGAAGCAATGCTTTACGGTCTGCCATTAGTAGTCACGCCCCTTGAAATTGAGTTTGATTTCGCCAAGGGCAATTGCGGTTCCCGGCGGCACAATGACAGCCTGTGCAGGTTTCAAGACTTGGACGCGCTGGACGCCGGGCAAATGAAGCCGCGCTTCAATCCACGAAGGAATGAGGTCGAAGCCGATCCCGGTTTCCTCGTTCCAAGCCTTGCGGAGTGCCGGTTCAAGACTGTCCATAACCGTGCTTGGCGCGGACGGAAGAAGCCAGATATTCGCTTCGATATCCGTCCCGGCGCTTACAGCGGCTTCAACAATCACAGTGTCATTCAGCGGACGCACTTCGTCGCTGGTGACGATAGCCCTAACAGCATCAAGCATCGCTTGGTCGGGAATGCCGCCGTTGTCGTGAGAGAGAATGGCGATATGGATGATCGGCCAAAACTCTTCGCGATAAACCGCGACGTCGCGAATACGGACGCTCGCGCGCCTTGCAGCGGCGGCATACCAATAAGCACCCCCGGCAGGAGAACGCGCTTGGATTGCCAGTACTACGCGACTGCGGAAGGCTGCATCCGTTTCACCTTCAAGGCGGATGACGTCATAGAAGGCGGCAAGCTGGTCAAGATCGCCGCCGAGAGCAAAGGCGATCAGATTTGCCCGCGCCGCATCATTGATGCGCGCCCGGAGAAGCAATTCCATATAGGCGGTCGCCTCAAGGACGATTTTAACCGGGTCTGTCTCAAGGATTTCGACGTCATAAGCCGGAAGCGTCGGGTCTTTCTGCCGTGCTACTGTCCAAAGCTGTTTGAAGGTAGCAATGTGCAGCGCGAGGATTGCTTCATAATCCAGCGTTTCAATCACATCGGGCGGCGGTAGCGCCGTCAAATCCATTGCCATGATAGCGCCTCATGAAAGTACCCGCCGGAGTACAGGCGAGCGGGCGCGCTGCGGGGTTAGCCGCCAGACAAGCGCCTTTGACTGGTTGGGTTAGATGGTCGCGAGAGACAGGAACCCGCCGGTTCCGGCTTCCACCTGAACGCGCTTCGCGCCTTCAACGGTGAAATCGCCAAGGTGGCCGCGTGGCCGGTACTGACCTTCAAGAATTAAGCGAAGGCGACCTTGGCGCAGTTCGTCGGCAGGCGACGCAACGTGAATTTGTGTGAGGGCAAAACGAGGCTCGAATTCGAGCGCCGCATAGATCGACACCATCAACCGGAGAACGACCGAAGGGTGAATGTTCTCGCCGAGCAACGCCGGAATAAGCGAGCCAAACCAGCGACGCATCACGCGCGAGCTAAATGCCGTCGTGAAAATCACTTGCAAGGATTGTTCGACATGTGGCCAGCGACCAAGCGGCTTTCCGGTAATTCGATCAACACCGAAGCCAACGTCATCAGCCATTACCTGCGCCGCCTCTTATTCGGGGCTACCGGGATCGCCATGTTACGCGGTGCCGGTGCGATTGCTTCAATGTCGAGTGCGGTATCAACGCTGACGACGGTAAGGACGCCGCGCATCAACTCATATTCAGCCTGCGCTTCCGTAAGCAAAAGCACATCACCGGGCCTGACCTTCTTTCCAGCCACCCAATTACCGGCGCGTTCAGTGACGCGGTATTTCTTCCGTTCAGACATATTCGCCTCGCAGAGTGGTTTGAATTACGGGATGCGAAAGAATGGCCGTCCCGAAGTCGTATGACCGCACGATGCCGCGTGACCTTGGCGACACACCGGAATTCCATTGACGCGGAATTTCGACGTCCCTTGAGCCATACGCGGTGATGCGTGGGGTTGCTCGCCATGACCGGCGACGCGATCCCCAACCACGACAACCGGCGCGCCGCGAACCTTGAATTTTGCTGCCTGCATCCCAAGCTGGACGCCGCCCGCGCTATCGACGCCGACACACGCTACACCGGGCATTTGAATGCCTCCCGCGCGCGATCAAGCGCGTCCTTGTCAACCGGGTCGAGAAGAACGGCGACATTCCCCTTGACCAGATATGTTGGTGAAAAGGCGCGGGCCGTGACGATCAGCAATTCATCGCCGAAGCGATTTGTGCCGAAGGTCAGGCAAGCGCCATCCTGCACGGAAGCGGTTTCACGCGCTTCCGCTACGATTTCGGAAATTGGCTGCATCAATCGAACTGATAGTCAGAGGCAACGGCGTGGATGCCGTTGCCGGTTAACTCAAACGTGGTGCCGCCACACTTGATTAGGAAGCGCGGAACCGTCACGATGATTTCACCGCCGCGAAGCTCAATCTTTGCATCGCCAAACGTCAGGACATTTTCATCGCCCTTTTTGCTTGGCGAAGCGTTCTTGTCGCTCCAAGTCATCGGCATAGCCACAGCCTGCCGGAAATCGCCGGTAGGCGACATGACGGTCATTTGCTGGCCGACGCTTGGCGGGGAATGAACCTTCAGCGCACCGGCCACTTGCCCGTAAGGGAGCCAAGGCGACAGGAACGGCTTGTCATCCGTTCCACCGATCTGAACCCGAACCGCACCTTTCGCCGGATCGACTTCCGCAACGGTGCCGTGACGAACCATGCTGTTCATGCGGCGCTCAAGATCAGCAATCCGTGCCGCTATTTCGATAATGGCTTTCATGAGCTTTCGGGGCCAAGCGCTTCGCCGATAGATTGCTCATCAAGCGGCCAGCTTTCGCCGCCGGTTTCGACGGTCGCGCCAGTTATCTTGACTGCACTATCTTCGGGATTGGTTGGATTGAGAACCGGAACAATGCCAATTGCATCGCCCGTTTCCGCGTTGACACCGAGTTCCGCAATCGCGCTTCGCCATTCAGGCAGTGACGGGATTTCGATTTCGGCGCGTATAATCTTGGCAAGCTGTTTCAAACCCGGATCAGGATCAGCATCAAGCGCGGCCAGAAGTTCCAGCCATACGCCTTCTGCCGGTTTACCGAAGGCCGGTTCTGACAGCGTTTCCGTTGTGATGATTACCTGCTGTGCGGCATAGCGCGTTCCCTTGTCAGCGCCAGCGCCGCGACGGGCGAGCGCGGTAGAAGGTGCAAGCGCAAAGCTGCGCCAGAGGCGCGCCCATGGTCCTTGATCGGTTAAAAGTACCCGGAACGCTTGGCGGCGCATCAGGTTAAGCGATACTTCAAGCCCCGCATCCGTGTGCGGGATCTCGAAAGCCGGGACCGTATCGCCATCAACGTTGATGTTGACCTGTTGGGCGCAAGCGAATTCAAGTGTCAGTTGGAGTTCGCGTTCACCATTCAGGAAATCGCGACCAGTGATATTCAGCTTGTCGTCATCCGTATAGACCACAATCACCGGGGCGGCTTCTTCCCGCGATTTCTGGTCAACCGGTTCAAGGGCGCTATCGAACACGCGAGCGCCCGCAAGCGTCGCGTTTGTCAGCGCCTTGACTGTGATGATCCGCAACGCGAGGGGAACGAGGCTCACGGCGTATTCTCCCGTACAAGAATGATGTAAAGGTCGCCATGGTCGAGCGGACGCACATCAACGATAGAATAGGCGGGCGATCCGGCGCGGGAGGTAAGGCGCACGAGATCGCCCTTGCGCGGGAGCCACGCGAGAACAGCCGCATCAGCGGCCATAATCTGGATGCTCACCGCGCCATTTGAAAATCTGGTTGCGCCGGGGAGGCTATTGCCGGAGCGCTGACCGCCAATGTCATCGATATCCGGCCCATCGGCAAACACGCCGCGCGTCTCAACTTGTGAACGGGACGCATCAACAGCGCGAGCCGAATACTGGCTGTCAATGCGCCCGATAATGATGACAGGCTCACCGTAAAGCCGGTCAACCGCCTTACCAGCGACGCGGCTCAAGCGGTCGAAAGCGGGCATGTTATTTGTCCTTGGCTTCTTTGGCGTCCTTGGCCTTTTCATCCGACTTGGCGGCTTCCTTCTTACCCTTGTCAGGGTCTTCCAGCAGGCCAGCGGCGATATAGCGCTTTGCCTTGTCGGCATCGTCCAGCGAAACGGTCGATCCGCCGGAGACGGGCTTTCCGTCAATCCAAGTATCGCAGGTGACTTTGTAATCGCGCATTGCAATCTCCAAAGAAAAAGCCCGCCGGTCAGGGCGGGCTTTGATCGGCTCCTATCAGCGATTAGGCGCTGAAAGAAGGATTGAGGCGGACAACGCCGGAACCGGATGGATTGGCGGCGGCGGCGGCAGCGACACCGATAAGCTTGTTCGTGCCTGCGGTCGAAGTAGCCATCTTATTCGCGGCATCGAAATAGACAGGATCGCCCACGGCCCAAGCCTCGGCGGCAGTCTTCGGCAGTTCGTAAACTTCGCCGATCTTTGCCTCAAATTCTTCACCCGCTGCGGCGCTTGTTGCGGCAACGGCAACGATAGCGCCCTGAACGACAAGCTCGCCGCTCTTGACGCCACCAGCGCTAGCTACCAACGTCAGCACGTTACCGGGCTGAATATAGTTCTTCATCTTCGCGTCCTTTCACGAAATCCCAAAAGAAAAAGCCGCGCTTGCGGCGCGGCTTAGAGCTTCATTGCATTAACCGGCGAAGGGGTTCTTCTGAAGGCCACGCCAGTCCAGAGCCTTAGCGCCAACGTCCAGACGTACCTTGACTTCAAGGCCATCCACATCGAAGCCCATGCGGGTTTCCGTATAGACGCCCTGCTGGCCTTCCAGATAGGCAAGCTCAACAACGTCAATCAGACCGTTATCGGCAGCGAAGTAATAGTTCGTTGCCGAACCGGTAATGCCGTAGCGAGCGATACCGCCATCAAGGCGCGGTTCAGCGATGATCATCAGGTTCTTGAGCGCTGCCGGAACCTGATCGCCATCCTTGGCCGGATAGATCGTGGTCAGGAAGGTTTCGGCGTCCGTCTGCAATGCCTTCGGCACGATGATGTAAGCCGGAGACAGGTTCAGGACGGTCTTGCCGTCAAGGCCGGTCTGCAAGCTCATTGCAAGGCGGGCATCGGAAACCGTCTTCTTGCCGATAGCGCCAGCCGTCAGAAGGTTCTTGTGGTCGGCGTGGAAGAGGCTCTTACCGTCACCCATGCGCGGGTTGCCGATGATCTGCGCCCATGCAACGTCGCTTTCAAGCTGTGCGGCCTGTACGCCAAAAGCGCGCGGGATGCGGGTGAAAGCGCCGAGGTCGTCATTGATGATGACCTGCCGCGTGATGCCGATGACCTTACCGTAGGTTTCGATACGGTACTTTTCACCAGCTTCGCCAATGGTTCCGCGCTTGAATTCACCGTGTTCGTTGACCTTATCGAACTGCGGTGCTTCGCCAAGCTGCGCGCGGCTCACTTCTTTGAAGTCCGGCACGGTGGAAATGCGCGTGAACGGACGGAAGGTCTGCGGAGCGGCTTCATAACCGGTACGCAGCGTCTTGTTCAGCACGTTTTCAAGGATGACTGGGAAGTCAGACGTAGAATGCAGACCACCGGAACGCTGCGAAAGCGCGGTAGCGGCAAGCTCCATTTTGGACATACCGCGAGTGCGGACGCCGCGAGCTTCCACACATTCGCGGGCAACTTCCAGAAGGGACATACCCATGAAGTCCCGCGCGCCATCAACGGTCAGCGGATACGCGCCGGGGTCGGCACGGTGCAGGAGCGCAGCGGTAACAGCTTCGCCGCGCTTCTCATCGCGCGACGCATCGGCTACCTGCGCCGGAACTTGATGGCCGGAACCGCCCGGATGCTGTTTGCGTTCTTCAGTCATAAGCTTTTCCAAAAGAAGCTCGCGGAATTCGCCAACGGGGGTTCCAAGGTCCGCATGTTCCGATCCGAACTCCGGCACGCCTGCGCGAGCGGCAAGATCGCGGATTTTCGAAGCGCGCTGGCGTTCGCGTTCAACGGCTTCACGTGCGGCGTTTTCAGCAGCACGTGCAACGTCTGCCTGCGATACATCGGCACGCGTAGAAGCGGTGGTTTCGGGAGCGGCGCGGCTTTCCGTGGTGACTTCAGCGGTGTCGTTTACTTCGCTGCCGGTGGTTTCGTCCGCGCGAGCTTTGGTCTTGTCCGCCATTTCAGGCTTCCTTTCTTCTACGATTGCAGGGGTAGGGGCATCGCGCGTTACGACGATGCAGGGATAAGTTTGCTGGCCGTTCGGCTTGTCAGCCGAGCGGATTTGTGCGTCGGGATCAGCCGGGATCGGGACGGCGGAAACCTCAAGCGGCTCCCAATCCACGACGCGGTGAAGCGGGACGTCGCCTTCCTGACCTTCGGTCTTGATGACCTTGTGGATGCGGTAGCCAACCGAGACATTACGCACGATGCCGTCACGGATTTTTTGGACCGCATCGGCATCACCCGGCGCGCGGGAGAGCATCACGCGTGCCGTGCCTTTTCCATTTTCGACCTTAGCCGAGCCGGGAACGATAGAGCCGAGAACACGCGAAATGTCCCAACTATCGTGCGTATCAAGGAACGGCGCGCCAGCGTTCAAACGGTCGAGGCGAATAGCTTCAGTGGAAACTTCAAGCTCTTCGTCATAGGGACCGTCCCACCAGCTATTACGCCGAACACGCGCGCCGGTAGTCCAGACAATTTCGATAGTGTTGTCAGCTTCATCGAAACTTTGGGCGCGAAAGCTCGCATCCCGCCTTACGGCGGGAATTTGAATAGTCTTCTCCATAAGGCTTAATCCTCTTTCGGATTTGGAGGCGGGCCGTCGCTTCCATCGCCGGGTGGTTCCGGCTCAATCTGGAACATGCCCTGTTTGGTGACGTTGCGCGGATCGGTGTCAAGAATGACCTTGTGCTTGTCGATCTTCGCATTCCACGTGATGATTTCGGCGAGAACGTCATCGGGATTGCGCCCGGTGGCCGCTATCGCTTCCGGCATTGAGCGGAGGCCCGCGCGAACTTCGGTTATGATTGCTTCCGCGTCCTTCTTTGGATCAGCCGAGTAGAATTTCGGCGGCGTCCATTCGACGGCGATATCAGGCGTGTCAATTTTGCCGTCGAGATAGGCCGCTTCGCAGAACCATTCCCAAATCGGCTGACAGAGCATCGGGATAACCATCTGCCACTGAACGGCTGAAATCAGCCGTGCAAACGGTTCAATGCCGATCTTGGAAGAAGCATAGCTTGCTTGCGAAAGATCGCCGGTCAGCAGGAAATACGGAATTCTGAAGCCCGCCGCGATGGTGTGAAGCATCGCGCGCTTGTAAGCCTCATACTGGCTGTTCGCGGCTGGCGTGTTGAACTTGATATCGTCCGCACCTTCGGCAAAGGCGAACATACCCGGCTCAAACCGTTCAACCTGAAATCCTGCGCTGTCATAGACGCCGGGTTTCCGTACAGGGTCATCTGGCCGTACCGGAATGCCTATGCCGTCTTCCTCGCTCTTGCGAAGAAGGACGCCGACCATGCAGCTTTCGATTTTCTTGCGGACGATTTCCGCACCTTCATATTCGCCTAGATCATGGATCGGCGATATGACCGGAGACCCCCACGGGACGCCGCGAACCTGCGTTCGCTGCTTTTCGTACACGTGGGCAATATCGCCTGCCGGGACTGGCTTCGATATGAGCGCGGAACGCGGATCAAGGAAGTTATTGCCTGGGTGCGATTGATAGAGCCAATAAGAAACCCGCTTGCCAAGAGTATCGAATTCGATGCCTTGGATTGCCAAGTTACCGGCGGTGAGCGGCCCTTCCTTCGTGCTGTCAATCATGTCGGTTTCAATCACCTGCAATTGCAGAGGAACCGGCAGCTTGTCCTTCCGAAGACGGCGGCGGCGGCGGATAAGACCGTCGCCGCTTTCGATCATGCCGCGCACGGCAAGAGTTTGAAGGCCATAAAAATCAAGTGAGCCATCAGCGTCGGCTTTGTTGGCCCACTGGTCGAATAGCTCATTGACCTTTTTATCAAGGGCCTCGTTGCCGGTTTTGGCGCGAGGCATAATTCCATCGCCGACAATGTGCGTTACAAGCTGCGTTACGGCGTTCGCCGCGTGCGGATTGTTCCGCACAAGGTCGCGCATCCGGTCGCGCAAGAGCGCGCCAGCTTTGGAGATTTCGGCATCGGCGGAAGTTCCAGACGACCGCCAAGACCCATTCAGTCGCGAACGCGAAGCCCCGGCATAATCTCTTGCGAGAATGTCGAAAACGGCACGCTGGCGAATACGGCGCGCGGCAGCGCCGGGGGCAACCCATCCGATTGCCCGGTCCAGAAAGTTGACTTTGACCATCAGAACGCCGCCACAACCCCACGGCGCTTACGCCCGGACTTTTGACCTTCAAGCCACTCAAGGCGGGCTTTAAGATCGGCAAAAGAGGGGTATTCGGTGCGCTTCACGACACCGTTGGTGCGCGTCTCGACCACCTTGACCCCTGCCGTGATAGCTTCACGAATTGCCGCGATTTCTTCGTCAAGTGTGGACATAGCGACCTTTACCAGATGCTTTTGCGTCTACCGCCATCCGGGCGCATCCAGCCGTCCCGGCGCGGTTGCGCAGGTGGCGGATGGGAACGGTCAGGCGGGGCTTGGTTTTCTTCTTTCCGCTCAACAGCGGGGCGAACCGGTGCGGGCTGCACCGTTTCAATGGTTACGAGGTCCGCGCCGTCACCGACGCGGACAGTGCCTTCGGGTATCGTGTGAACGCGCAGCATGTAGGCCGCTGCCGCAGCCATGCTTTCACAGTCCAGAAAGTGATTGTCCTTGTGACGCCTGATCCATTGCGCCTTGCCGTTAGCCGGATTGACCGTTCGGCCTTCGGAAACGATCTGCCGCGCGTAGTCTTCCGTCACGCCGCCGAAGATTGAGCCGTCAGGCTCGACGTTCCCCATTGGCAGGTGAAAGCTACCGGCGCGACCGACTTCAAGCCGGACGCGGCTATGGACGAGGGACTTGAAATAGTCCGTGTCCAAATGGATCAGCGTTAGCGAGCTTTTATGCCGCTTGCCGGTGTGGGCCACTTCAACCTTGGAAGGTCGAAGCGGCGTTGATTGCGTGTCCTTGCCCTTGGTAGCGAATACCCATCGCGGATAGCGCAGGGCGAATTCATAGACACGGTGTTCATCACCAGCACCCGTTTTGTTCGGGCGGAAACCACTATCCACGAAGATGCAATCAATCATCCTGCCGTGGATCGGCGTAAGCAGGAGCGTTTCAAGCTCATCCCATACGTCGCGCTCTGAAGTCGGGCCGTATATCTGCCCGAAGTCGAGAAGCCACGAAGAGCCGCGAGCGCCGAAGCCGCGAATGACATAGATCAGCGACCGCTTTTGAACGTCAACGCCCGCCGTGATGCGCAAGACTTCACGCGGCAGGTCGCCGATTTTGTACGGCAACCGCTTGGACATGACTTCTTGCCATTCCGGCGTCTCGCCAAGTCCGCCGAGCGTGTAGCACTCGCCGAAACCGGCATTCATCGCGGTTTGGACTTCGTTATCGTCACCGCTTGCCAGTGCCGACAGGTAGCGCTCTGCGCGCTGTCCCCACGTCCTGAACGGACTTGCAAGACCAGACACCCAAAAGCTGATTGTCGTACTGTCAGGCGGAGCGCCTTCGACGTTGCCGAAGCGGTCGATGGTTTGGCCGGGGGCCACATAGCGGCCCCGCTCATTCATCCAAGTTTTGTGCTTGTCATCTTCAAGAACGCCGCCGCAATGCGGGCATTCAATGAACGCTTCGCGCCGCGCCTGTGAAGGCGTGGCGTGCTTCGGCCAGCGAAGGCAGGAAAAGCGCGGAATGAAATAATCTCCGCATTGAGCGCAAGGCCAAGCCCAATGATAGCGCGTGCCGGACTGGAACAAGGCCCATATCGGACTTTGAACCGCTTCCGGCTCTGCGATCTTCCAGAATTCGAGGCCGGACACAGGGTCAATCTCCGTTTCGATGTGACCCTGTGACGGCGTTGAAGTGACGACCGTTACGAAATCCGCGTAGGTATCGCCGCGCGCTTCTACGAGGCCGAGCGGATCGCCTTGCCCCTTAATGTTCGCGAGCATTTCATCGTATTCATCGACAATCGCGAGCGCCGCCGGGTCGGACTTCAGAGCGGAAGACGAGCCAGCATGTGCCAAGCGGATAGGCACGCCAGCGACGATCTTGCGCGTTTTCTTCATGCGCTTGCCGCGCTGAACCTTGCTTGAGAGGCGCGGGGCTTCATCCAGCAGGCCCATAAGGCGCGGCTCGAACTGATCGACCAGAAATTCCTTCGTAGGAGCTACCCACAGGACAGGTGCGGGGCGCTGGTCCAGCCGGTGGCCGACGATATCAAGTTCGCTGTCCGTCTTACCCATCTGCGCGCCGAACACGCCGACGACGCGGCTTGCGCCGCTATCGACCGCCTGTTCAAACGGGATGACGTAAGGCGTCAGGCTTGGTTCACGAGGACCGGGGACGCCCGCGCTTGCGGGGTACTTGCGGTTCTCCCTCGCCCACTGATCCTGTGTCAGTTTCGGCGGCACTTCCAAAAATGTCGCCGCCCGTCTCAAGAGAAGCGGAGCATGTTCGGAGCGCGGACGCCATGCGGTTGCGGGCTGCATCGAGTTCCTTTTCGATCAGCCTGCGCGTCGGCACATCACGCGTAACGCGCGCTGGCAGGCCGCTCAATTCAGCGACCACCACCCCAAGCAAGAAATCTTGGGCAGCTATCGCATCGTCAATTGGGATAAGTTCGCGTTTCTTTTCCGCGATACGGATTTGAATTTCTTCGGCGCGAGCATCGCGCACGCGGGTATCCGCCGCCGTTTTGGACGTGTTCTTGTTGTCCTCACGAAGCGAACGGATATAGCCTTGGATGACGCCGACGAACGGCACTTTCCCGCGCGATGGGCGCGGGAAATATCCAGCCTTTGAAAGCTGGCGAATGCGCTCTTCCGAAATCATGAGAAGGCGCGCAGCCTGACCGATACCGATAAGGCCGCTTCCCGGTTCGTTTTCTTCTGCCATTAGATTGCTGGTCGCTCGTAGATAAATCCCGCGAAATCGCCGAACCGAAAGAGCGGATCGAAACCGGGCAACTCCGCCTCCGTCATGGGACGCTGGACGCCTGCAAGCGAAAGCTCTTTCTGGATAATCTCGTCTGCCGGAGCGCCGTTCTCATACTTCGCTGCCAGCGTAAGGCGATAAATGACCGATCCTATATGACCGGCGCGCGCGGCCATCTTGTCGAAGACAAGCACGGCACCGCCCGGCTGGATCGCATTCACCATCTGGCGAACAACGCCAGCCCTTTCGGCGACCGGAACGAACATCAGAGCAAGAAACGCTACAATCAAATCCGGTTTAAATGGTTGGAAATCGAACGACTGAACGTCGGAAATAAGCATTTCCCCCGGCGCGTCGTATCGATCTGCCATATCAGCCGCGTTGTCGATTGCGATCAGTCTTGCATTCCGCGCGGCGAGGGTCGGCGCAATAGCGCGACCGACATTTCCGGTAGATGCGCCGACGTCAATAACTGTACCATTTTCAGGGACATAATGCCGTGCGACGTGGGAAACAATCCCCGTCGCAATGTCGTACCAAGGCAATTGTTCACGCACATGCCGGTCGAACGCTTGGGCTACTTCCGGGTTCTTGAAAGTCCAATTTTCAGGAATGTTCAAAATTTTTTCGTGCGGGCTGCTGGACATTGTTTTCCGATCCCGGTTGTATATTTCCAACGGCAAACGGTTGCCGAGATTTGATGGAGAAACGAAAATGACTGCTCTTACCTCTACCGAAGTATCCAAGCTCACAGCCATCGTCACCGGCGGCGGCTTCCGCCGCGCAGCTACGCGCGCAGATGCCGTCAACCGTTTTCAAAAGGTATGCGCCGAAGCAAACATCGCTTCGCCTCAAGTCTTCCTTGAGAAGACCTATGAACAGGCTTCAACTGAACTTTCCGCCGCTGTTTCGTCGGCCCGGCTGATTGACACCGCGCCGGAAAGCGCCGTGGAAGAGCTAGCCGATAGCAATGTTGTGAGCATCAGCAGCGCCTCGCGAAAGGCCGCTGTTGAACTCGCCGTCGCATCCGCACCGAAGAAGGAACCGAAGGCCAAGGCTCCAAAGGAACCAACCAAGCGCGAAATCATGCTCGACATGGTTTGCAGCCCGGAAGGCGCGACCGAAGATGAAATCTGCAAGCGCATCGGCTGGAAGGCTTGCTTGGTTACGCTCAAGCGCGCCGCTACCGCTGCCGGTGTGACGCTTCGAGCAGAAAAGCAGAAGGGCCAGAAGTCCCGCTATTTCGGCACGCGGCCAGAAGGGGCGGTAGCCTAAATGCCCGCAGTTCGCAGAATAGCTAACCCTTCGGACGTGAAAGCCGAAGGGACCGTAGGCAAGTTCGCTTATGACACGGTGCTTGTCAGCGTAGACGGGGTAGCGCTTCACCTTTGGACAATGGAAAATGCCGAACCATCAAAGGATACGCTTGATGAAATCAGGGAGGCGTATCGCACTATGCGGAACCATCGTGATATCGTCTATTGCACCTATTCGACAGGCAGGCCCGCCGGATTTTGGGCGAATGATGATATCGAATGTAAGCTGCCCCGGTGAAAACCGGGGCATTTTCTATAGTGCGGACTGTCCGTAAGCCGTGGTGATGACAGAGCGATAGAAGCGCGCAGGATCGGGAAGAACCGCCGCCGCAGCATCATTCATGCCAGCGCCACCTTGAAATGTTTCCTTCACGCGCTTGACGATCCAGTCAGGCACGTAGCCTTCCGCCGCAGCCTTCAGCGCTTTTTTGTTCGGTGGGCAGTCGGCCTTGCTCATTGCAAGAACCGTTTCCACCAGCGCCGTTTCTATGAACGGCAGGCGACATTCAACGCCAGCAGCCATAAAAGCCTTATTGCACCGGACGAAGTTCCCGCGCGCCATCTTTTCGACGGCGGCGATACGGATAGCGCGCCATTCGGCATCATCGGCCTTCGAGCCTTTGATGCACATATTGCCGTATCCGCCGAATAGTTCGTCCGCCGCTTCGCCAGACAGGCAAGCTTTGAAGCCGTCCGAGCCGATAGCCTGCGCAAGTGGTATGCAGAGCGCGGCAATCTCAACCTGCGCCTTGCTTGGTATCTCAATCGCGCGCGCCGCAGCCTCAAGCGAAGCGGGATCGGGTTGCGCGACGGTCACTTCGGTCAAAGGCACTTCCAGTTCGGCGCATAGCCGACGCGCGGCCCGCAGGTCAGGCGAGGCCGGATCAAGCACAGCCGTGTAGGCTACAACGTCCGGCTTTGCCGCCTTGGCGAGCGAAAGAACGAAACTGCTGTCCAGCCCGCCGGATATCAGCACGCAAAGCGGCGCGTCCGCGACAAGTCGGCTTTGCACGCCAGCGTCAAGCATACGCGCCAGAGGCCGGTTATCCGTGATCTGGTCAGGCAACCCATACCATCGCGCCAGCTTGCCGGTAGACAGGTCCAGCCATGATCCTGCCGGAAGAGGCGAGGCGGGGAAATCCTTGCCAAGCCCTTTTCGTTCGCTGGACCACGCGAAGCCGTCACCGCGCCTATGGACATAGAGCGGGATTTCGCCGAAGCGGTCGCGGGCCAAGATATGAGTGTCACCGCGCGACCACGCGAAAGCGAACATGCCTTCCAAGCGCGGCAGAGCATTGACGCCCCATTCCGCAAGAGCGGCGGCAAGGACTTCGGTATCGCCGGTCGTCTTAAACGACCGGCCCAAGGCCGTCAGTTCGGCGCGGACTTTTCGGAAGTTCCATATTTCGCCGTTGAACGTCAGAACCGCATCACCGTAGCGGAATGGCTGGTCGGAAGCGCTGGTCAGGTCCAGCAGTGAAAGCCGGACATGACCATGCACGGCAGGGCCGTAACTGATAACCCCGCTGCCGTCCGGCCCGCGATGATGCAAGCGCTCAAGCGCCCCGCAGACGTCGAAGGCTGCGAGATTGAAAGAACCGGCAAGGCCGCACATTCATTTTCCGATCTTGGCAAGAATTTCATCACGCACCGTTTCGGCAACGGACTTCATCATGACCGGCGGAACCGCGCGGCCAATCCGTTCCCATTGCTGCGCATAGGTTCCGGTCAGGATGAAATCATCGGGAAAGCCGCCTATCCGGCGCAATTCCGCGATGCTAAATTTCCGCTTTTCAGTTGGGTGCGTGACGCCAGCCAGCGACGTAGTGCCGCCCGCTGCCGTGATCGTCGGCGAAGGCTCGCTCGCGTCCGGCTTCACAAGCTGGAAATAGCGTTCCGATTGTCCGCCGGGCTTGAGCTTGTCCCATTCCTCTCCGATTGCATAACCGGAAATGTCGGCCTCGGCTTCAACGTGGTACTGCGCCGTATTCACGCTACCAATGCCACCGGCCATAATCGTTGGCGCGGGGATTGATGGATCAAGGCGCAAACGGCGCGCACCGCCTTCATCGATCCGCTTATGGCCTTTGGGCTTCGGCAAGTCGTCGCCTACCTCCGGCCCTTCGACCTTGAAGTGAAGCGAGTTCACCGAATTGACGCCGACCGTGATAGCCGGTGACGGACGGTCGGTAACTTCGCCCGCTCCAAATTGGCCGCTGGTGTCATGAACGACACGCGTAAGCCACGGAAGCGCGTCACGGATCGAATAGCGGTAAGGCAACGGCTTCGGAAAGACCGGTTCAAGCCCAAGGTCTTCACGGACGCCGACGAAGATAAGACGCTGCCGCGCCTGTGGCACGCCGAGCCATTGCGCATCAAGCAACCGGGCCTCGACCCGATAGCCGCACGCCTTGAGTGCGGCGAGGATTTCAAGGAAGTAGCCTTTCGCCGTTCCCTTCACCAAGCCACTGACGTTCTCCGCGACAAAGACTTTTGGCCGCAGCCCGCGCACAAGACGCGCATATTCAAAGAACAGGTCATCGACGCGCTGTTCGCTATCGGAATATTTCTTGACCTTGCCCCACGCCTTTTCGCGCTTGCCTGCCGTCGAAAACGACGCGCAAGGGGGTGAGCCGTCCAGCACGTCCAGTTCACCCGGCTTCAATCCTGTGGCTGCAAGAATGTCTTCCGCGCTGACCTGCCGGATGTCCCGGCCATCAACAATCGTTCCGGGCCGCGCGTTCGCCTGATAGGTTTCCCGCGCGGCTTCAATAAATTCCGAAGCGAACAGGACGCGGAACCCTGCCATACGGTAGCCGGTTGAAGAACCGCCGCACCCGGCAAAGGTCGATATCACGTTAAAGCCGTTCCATGGCATCGCGGCAACTTCGCTCATGAGCGGCACGCGGTAAGGCGGTTTCTCCTGAACCGTCATAGGGCAATCCTTGCCATCATCTTCGATGACGATGTGAACCGGACGCCCGGCAACTATGGACGGTGCCGGTACGTCGGTGCAGTCAATAAATTCGTGTGCTGTGCCGGGGAACTTGCGCGCTCCCGGCGTGTCCTTGAGCAGTCCTACTTGGCGCTCAATCCATATTCGCACGTCACTTCACCTTACCGGACCACGCATAGCCGCATTTCGGGCATTGGTGTTCCGTCTCAATATCTTCGCCATAAGACGGAAATTCTTCAGGCGCTTCCGGCTGCTTTGGCTCCGCCAGCAGCTTTTCAAGTTCCTTATCCCCGAAGCCGAGAAGGTCTGCGGAGTAATCGCCGTCGCCATCATTCAGCAGGGCTTCAATTTCCAGCTTGAGAATTTCCTCATCCCAACCGCCGCCGATTTCCGACAGCTTGTTATCAGCAATGGTGTAGGCGCGGCGCTTTTCGTCCGACCAGCCCTTCGCGACAACGACCGGAACTTCAGACAGCCCAAGCAACTTCGCAGCAAGCACGCGGCCATGACCGGCAATGATGGTGCCGTCTTCCGCGACAAGAACGGGCATCGTAAACCCGAACTCTTCAATTGATTTGGCGATCTTTTTGACCTGTTCGTCGGAATGCTTTTTCGCATTCCGCGCGTAAGGGATTAAGTCTTCAATCGACCACATTTCGGCGCTCGCAGCGAGGTTCTGGACCGTTGTATTCATGCTGGATATTCCCCAAACAAAACTGGAATTCTAAAATCAGAAATATCCTCAAAATCCGGGGCCGTGTTGCCCGCAGGGATTAGCCCCCTGCAAGAAATCCTTTTCACCCCGGAGGGGGTAGCAGGGTGGGGCGGGGGCGTGGTTTTGAGGTCTTGAGCGTGCTTGCGGTTGACGCGCTGTGGTGTCAGGCGCGTGGTGATGATTGCGGATATGTGCGCCGTTCTATGGGGCGCGTAGGGAAATCGCTGTATGTTGCCCGGATAGGATAGGGGGCGGGTCTTTTTTTCTTGCGGTGAGGTAGCGCTAGAAGGGGATGGTGCTTTGTCTTTGCGTACCGCGCGTCGCGCGCCTACGGCGCGCCGCGCTGCCTTCTATCTATAGAGACAAGAGAGGATAGGTTCTTTGTATTCCCTTGGAGGGGAGAAGCACCGGTCCCGTTGCGGCTAGGCTTTGGAGCAAGATTACTCGGCAAGTTTTTCAACAATCTCGCCAGCATCCTTTGCCACCCGCTTAAGCTTCGTCACGGTATATGGTTCTTCGCGGTCAACGAGCGCACCGCCGAGCGTCACCGCATCGACTGCCACGGAAACCGGAAGCGTTACCGTATCTGTTGCGATCCGAATAAGGCGATCAAACATTGTTTACCTGCCGATATTGGTTGCGGGGGGCTGGAATTGAACCACCGATTTTCCGGGCATGAACCGGATATCAAGAACCACTTGAAATTCCCCGCTTGAAAGGAATGACGCCCGGTTAGCTGCCAAGCTCAATTGCGGTTTCAATCTGCCGGTAAGGCATCCGCAAGAGCGCGGCTATTTCCGAGCGGGTACGACCAAGGCGATGCAGCCGAATGATTTCCGATACCGTCTTGGGATAGACGATAGATGAGACATGCGGATTATGACGGCGCGGCTTCGTCGCTTTCTTCTGTTTCAGTGCCACCACGGGAACGGGCTTGACCGTTGCCTTCGCCTTCTCCGCGATTGCCTCTTCCAGTAACCGCCGCTGCGCCGCGCGCGCTTCGCGCGCCGCTCTTCCTCCCCACTCTATGCCAAGCCGCTTAGCTCGTTGATGGAGTGCCGAAGGGGATATGTCGAAGTCTCTGGCGATCTGGCGCACGCTATCGCCGCGCTTGTAGCGGATCATCGCTTTACGGAACTGCGCTTCGGTAAGCTTGCCGGTCATTTAGAAGCCTCGGAGAACGGCGGCAATTTCCTTGCCTACGCGGTCGATTATTCGCGGCATACTGCCGTAGAAGGTTTGGGCGGACTGGTCTCTAACAAGCTCGTTCGCAATGCCTGGGCCGAAGAGCCGTTCAATCGGAAAGCGGCCTGAACCCGTCCTATGGAAGACGTTGCCATTCAGCTTCGGCGCAAGGACGCCGGGGCGCGGTCCCATAAACGCGCCGGGAAAAGTTTGTCGCCTTCCCCATACCGTCGCCTTCGATCCGACGCGGAACTGACGGGGCTTGAAGTATTTGAGCGAAAGAGGCCGACCGGAACCGATGATAGAGAATTCCAGCGCATCGCCCTTCATTGAAGCCCTGCGCGTTTTTACGCCTTTGTTGATGACCGGCGAAGGAATGGACGTCTGAATGCGTAGCGCCCGCTTGACCTGCACATAAGCCCGCTGACCCTCGTAGTTCAGTGAGCGCGTCATAACCTTGCGCGCCTTGCCAGAACCCAAGCCGGTTAACTGGTCGCCGTACCTTTCCAAGATGCTGTCAAGCGGCTTTGCGACAAGGTAGGAGGCCATGACCGGTTCCAAAGCGAGCAAAAAAGAAAGGCCGCTGCTTTCGCGCGCGGCCTTAGAAGAGGCGACTACAAAAAGACTGTGACCAGTGAAGACAACTTCGGGAGCGTTTTTAGTTCCAACTGTGAGTTGGATTTTAAAACGCACAATCCGACGTTATCTGCGCACGAGAATTCGTGCGATTTGTCTCAATCGTCAAGCGGTTTTTTCGCTTTGTTTTGATTTTGGTTTTGGTCGCGAGAAAAATTTACGTGTAAAATCTGCAACTTAGTCGGCATCAAGCGCGGTTTATTTTTTTGTCTCACTCAAGGTTTTAAAGTGCGTCTTATTGCGCGTCAGCTTGGGTGCTTTTTCGATTTTAAAGAAATCCAACCTTTTGTTGGAAAAAGTTGTGTTTTACCTATTGCTTTTTACAACGATTTTATCTAGGTTCTTTCCAAGCCAGTTTGATTGGTTGATTTGATCATTGAAGGTTCGATGAAATGCAGAGCTACTTTGAAATAAACGTCTCTCTTAACGGCTCTCACCTTTTCGCCACCGCTCCCCGCTCATGCACAACGCAAGAGAAAGCGGAATGCGTCGCGAAGGAAGTCCGCGCCCGGTTCCCTGAACCTGAAGGCTTCAAGGTTTCTGTCACGCAGTACCGTTGCTCCGGTCATTCCTGCGACTTCTAAGCCTTCCGGTTTCCGCCCGGAAGGGCGGTTTCCCGAATGCTTGAAAGGAGCTTAAGAATGCAGGAGCGGAAAGACCAACTGGACGCGGCGTGCGAAATAGCGCGCCGAGCAGCAAACACCATGTCAGATGCGGACATGCCGCCGAGCGTGATTTCTTGCGCGCTTTGGCGAACTGCGGCCCAAATCATCGGCGCGGTATCACCCGGCGCGGCTATCGATGTTCTCATTGATGAGGCGGCGCGCCTCATGAAGAAAGAAGCGCATACCGTGAGTGCCTTCGCCGCCGAGGTCATGCAAGAGGCGAACGGCGAACCTACTGAACCCCCAATGCATTGAGCCTTTTGGTTTCCGGCGTCTAACGCCGCCGGTTTCCCAAAGCCTCACCGATTTTCAAACTCGCGCTTTCAGCGCCACGGCGGAGCTTTGCCTACGCAACGCAACAGAAGGGACAGACACTATGCGAGCGATTGGAATTAACCTTGACGAAATTCTAGCCGGGGCGATGGGCCGAGGCGACGACAATGAACGCAACAAGGCCCTGCCGATCCCCGAAGCGCAGATCGCGACGCTCAAGGAAGTTTGCGAACGCTACACGGCAGGTTGCCCGTTCAAGGTCGGTGATATCGTTACACCGCGCAAAGGCTCGATTTATCGCGGTCGCGGCGTGCCGCATATCGTCCTAGAAGTGCCGGCTGAACCGCATTTCCATTTCGATCATGACGACGCATCACGGCCAGCATACGGCGCAAGGCTGGACGTTCGGTGTGCCTGCTTTGTCGATAATGAAACCACTCTCCTTTTCTGGATGGAAAGCCATTGGCTTGAGCCGTGGGATGAGGCCACGGCAAACGCCAAGTAACCCGTTCCTTCCTGTTCGTAGTCGCCCGCAAGCGGACCTTGCGGGCGGGCGGAGAACTCCAATGAAACATGAGTGTGACCTGATGGCGCTGACGCGCGCCGACAAGATTTGCGCCCTGATTGTAGCCTTTGGAATGCCGTTCGCGGCGCTGGTCTTCGGTATTCCATCCTGAAGGATCGCGGCCATGAGCTTCAAACTATCGAAGGCAAAATTAGAAGAACTTCGCCAAATGGAGCCGGAAGCGGCTCTTGCTGAAGCGAAACGCCTACGGGACGAATACAACGCCCGGCAGCGGGAAAAGCACGCTGCCAATCCACAGAAGCGTCGGGATTGGAATAACAAGCATCGCGCAAAGCACATCAAAAAATATCGTGCCGACGCAAGGCGGCGCTATGCCGAAGCGAAGGCCGATCCTGAACGATGGAAAGCGCTTCAAGAACATCACGCACGGGAGCGCAAAACTAAGCGGAAGCGCAACCCTGAAGCCCAGCGCCTCAAGCAACTTCGCCGTTCCCAACGGGTGAAGACGCAAAGGCTTGCCCGCACCGATCCGGCAGAATTGCGCAAGCTCATAAAGGCTTACATACCGGGCTATCTGGATGCCGCAGCGAAGATGGACGTTATCAACGCCGTGATACTTCAGGCACTTGATGCAAAGGTGCCATTCAATGAACTGGCGGCTTGGGTAAAGAAGGCCGTCACTGAATACAATCGTCAATTTGACCACTTCAAGAATGTCTCCATCGACGCCCCGATAGCCGGGACGGATGACCTTACGCGCGCTGACCTGATCGACAGCGAGGCATTCCATTTTTAGGAGCGTGCACGGTGCACAAAAGACGGCAACTCATCAGTAGCGACGAAGCGGTCAAAGGCACGGTGCAGCATAAGCGCCCATGCTCGGACTGTCCTTGGTCGCGGCAGTCGCTCAACGGCTGGCTAGGCGGGGTTAGCGCAGAGGAATGGCTGAAGCGCGCTCATTCAAACACGTTCGTCAACTGCCACGTCATTGACAACATGCAATGCGCCGGGCTGGCCATCTATCGCCGGAATGTCTGCAAGCGCGTGGAACCACCGCTGCTCACATTGGACGCGGACAAGGCGGCGTGCTTCGCCACGCCGAAGGAATTCACGGAACACCACACGAAAACATGGAGCAAGCGCGATGACGATATCTGATCTTGAAGCGTTCAACAGTACCGGCATTGAACAGCAGTTGGTGGCCTTGGCCGAAACCTGCGCCCGCTTGGGAATGCACTTCCATTCGCAGGTTTCATTCGGGCCGGACGCTGACGGGTTGTGTCATACCTTCACGGCGCAGAGCGTGAGGGCGGAAGGGAAGCCCTCATGACCTGTTGCGCAAAATGCGGCAAGCGGTATCCGCTCCATATGCTGGACGCCAAGCCCACTATGACCTTCTGGCTTCACCTTGTGTCATTATTTCGGGGCCAAAAATTCATGCTGCAATACGCAGCGGACCATGGGTACGACTTTGGCCGTCTCGAATGTCGCGTCTGCTATGGCGACGGCTATGTGGAGGATCATCCATGAATGAACCCCTTGTTCCCTGCGCCTGTGCCAGTAAGTGTCAGGCCGTAAGTTTGCGGCGGCAAATTGAAGCCCTGAAACGCGAAATCGAAATGTTGAAGACTGATAAGGAAGCCGCGTTTAGTCGAGGTTATCTAATCGCGTGCTGCAACATTGAGCACATGCATCATGAGGAAGGCGTAGCGTTTGACGTCCTTGCCGAATTGCAACTGTCCCGATCTGACGTCAGGCGCATGAACCTTACCGATTATGACAAGAAAGCATTGCGCCGGATTGAGAATGCGCGCGGACAAAGTCTATTCCGAGAGGGACGCAAAGAAAGGAACCGCTAATGACAATTCTGTCCGCCCAATCGATCCGCAAGCGCGGGATCTTCACACCGTTTCATGAGCGTACCGTAAGTAACGGCATGACATTCGGCCTCGGCCCGGCAGGCTATGACGTTCGGATCGCGGAGACTGTTACGCTTGATCCGGCGCAGCGCGCCGTCCTTGCAAGCACCATCGAGCATTTCGCCATGCCGAATGATTGCTCTGCCTACGTGAAGGACAAATCCACATGGGCGCGGCAGTTCGTCCTTGTTCAGAATACGGTCATTGAACCCGGCTGGCGCGGACACCTGACGCTTGAGATTTCCTATGAAGGCGTTGAGCCGATCACAATACGGGCAGGTTCACCAATCGCGCAGATAGTTTTTCACATGCTGGATGAGCCGACCGAAATTATTTACAACGGCAAGTATCAGGACCAAGCCGCCGGGCCGCAACCGGCCCGGCTTGAATAAAGGAGAAGCACTATGAAAGGAATACTGACTGCGATTGCAGTTTTCGGCTTTTGCACGGCGGCACAGGCTAGTGACGTTAAGTCCTCGCAATTAGCAAATAGGCTTGGAAGCGTACTAGCTTCAGAAGAAGCCTGCGGGCTGACTTACGACCAAGGCGCTATTGAAAAATTCATATCGGCCAATGTAGCAGCCGATGACATGAGCTTTCCGAGCATGTTGGACGTTATGACGAACGGAAACAGGGTGTCACTGGAAAGAATGTCACCATCGCAAAAGACGGCTCACTGTACGCAGGTAAGGCGCGTCGCCAAGTCATATAAATTCGTGAATTAATGCCCGCGTAAGCGGGCTTCTTTCATTCTGGCCTCAACTGCTCTTCAATGACAGTGCGCGCCAATTCATAAAGATGATTTGTTTCCGGGTCATCGCCTTGACGCGTTTCAAGTAGCAATAGGGCTTCCTCATACATTTCGCGCTCATCATCGACCGATATCAGCCCCTTGCGCTTGAGCAGAAGCATCAAGGCCGCAAAACTGGCAGTCGATGAAAGAAGGGTTGCGGCAAGACCGTCCGTCTTATCCATATCAATCGTCTTTCAGCCCGAGCTTCCCGGCAATGGTCTTAAAATGAGCGCGGGTTAAAGCTTCGGCGGTTTCTCTATCTACCGCTTCGACGCCGTTATGCTCCATGCACCAATCGCCGTTACGGCGCTGCCTGATCTTCATAGCGATGGTCCCTTGAAATTCTGATAATTCAATTCGTCCAGCGGTATATCCTCCATCGTTATTCTGCCCCCATCTCCATAGCTCAATCGGAATACCTGTTCGTATCGATCAGGCCCTACAAGCCAAAGAAACGGCGGCTTGCGCTTGCGCAAAGCCGCAACCTTTTTGAAGGCATTCTTGGACGCACTTTTTTCGTCAGGCAGAGTATCCGGGTTCCGTGCAAAATGCTGCATGTATTCGGCGAGAGCGTCAATTTCTTTCCGAGACTTCTTCACTTCACAGGCGATATATTCGTCCATGCTGTCCGGGTTATTGGTCACAATCACATCAAAAGCCCAATCGCCTGCTGATTGCGTGCCGATAAATTCTTGCGGCCAGCCAAAATCGAAATGAAGGCGGGCTAGAATGCCGAGCGTGATCACCGGCTCAATCCATAGCGTGAATGTCCGTGGCGAAGCGTTCTTGCTTCCAGACCAGAAAAATTGTTCGGATGCACCGCTACGTGCCGCGCGATACTTGCCTGACCCAAGGTGGGTTACAAGCTGGCCGTTCCAAGCCCGGAGGAAGTCGGCCATATCGATATCGGACAGGCGTAATGAGCGCTGGTCGAAGCTGCTTGGCAGAAATCCGCCAGCATTGCCGGTGCAGAATTGCGGGATAAGTGTTTCTACAAGTAGGCGCTGAAAAGATCGGGAAACTTCCGTCAAGTATATACCTCATTTACGCAGATAGCGGCTGTCGCGGCCATCCAGCCAACGCTTGCCATCTTTTTGACCGTCCCAAGGATCGCCAAATTTGCGCGGATGGGGGAGGTCGTCACCGGCCTTAATCGCCGAACGCACGGCGCGACGCTCGCGCCGATGCTCCGCTTCCTTAAACAACTTGTCGCTTTCGGCGGTTGTCATACTGGTTACAGGCGTCTTCTTTCTGGATCGGCTCATTAGTCACCTACTCATGCCGCCCGGTCGGGCAGCTTCTTTGCCTTGCGTAGCGCCGCGTTGACGCGACCTTGCCAACCCGGACCATCTGCCTTGAACGCTTCCACTACGTCAGGATCAAGCCGCAGGGTGACAATTTCCTTCGGCGGCTTCTTTCCCGGCCCACGTGTGCGCTTGATAGAAGCGGCCAATTCTGGATGAACCTCTGCAAATGGACGGAACAACTTAAGTTCCTCTTCCGTGCGTGGACGCTCAATTTCAGGATCGGGGCCAATAATCTCGCCGGTCGCCTTGTCGTACCACCAGCCTTCGTCATCTTGATAGACGGTGCCGGTGGCGATCAAGGCTTTCATTTCTTTGTTGTATTTCTCCCAACGACGCATCATTTCGGCGTCATCAGGGGCGTCTTTCGTTTCAAAAGAAGGCCATTTATTCGCCATGGTATTTCTCCTTCTCTTTATCGCTCGCATGACGCATGGAAATCACGGAAATAGCTTCGGTTCCAAGCCGCTTGTGAACGACGGCGATAATAAGCTCACCCTTGAATTCACCTATCGCCATTTCACGATCAAGCTTGGCTGGCTCTATGGTCGCACTTTCAAAAAATTCCTCGGTAAGCTCGGCAAAGTCAAAGCCGTGCTTCTGGATATTGATTGCGCGCTTCGGTTCGTCCCATACGATCTTCATACCTAGACAAAGCCATGTTGAATGGCCTATGTCCATAGCAAATTGTAAATACAAAAAAATAATCAGGCAATAGGAAAAAGCCCCGCTCAAGCGGGGCCTATCAATCAGTCAAGCGGCACGCCGTCCGCGTTCAACCCCTGCGCTATAAGTGATAGCGCCTTGTCCCGCGCCCGGTAGGCGGTGGCCCTCGGCCATCCAAGCCGCTTGCAAACCTGACTGAACGGCTTCCGGTAAGCTTTGCAGCGGAGATAGACGGAAAGGACGCGGCGCGGGCCGTCATAGTCCTTCAGGTACGTCATAGGCCAAAGAATGGCTTGCTCCATCCGTGAAATCTTCCGGCTTGATATGTTGAAGCGCGGCTTCTCCGGTTGCGCGGTTTGGACGTGTCCTATGACGTTTCCGAACTCGTCTTTTACAGTGTCATACCAATCGCTGAATTCACGCTGGAAGAGCGGCCACACGTTCCCGTCACCCCTCGGACCTGTCGGCCCGGTCGCACGAAGAACAATCTTCGCGGCTTCGGTAAGGCGCTGGTCAACGATCTTCGGAACCCAAAGATCGTTGAAATCGTGCTGGATTGTTCCGATGTCACAACGGTCTTCATATTCGTCACGAAATTGCATTTTTCCGGTCATTTTCAAAACCATCCCCGTCACGAATTAATCAGGTCGGTCACATCATCAGCGGTCGAATAGCTTTCGCTGGTTGCTTCTTCGTCATGCAATGGCGTCACGTAAGTGTTGTCAGTCCTGTTGACGCCGCGTATCCGCATTCCCTGAACTTCCTTGCCGGTAAACCAGAGCCACGGCTTTTTGCTGCCGATTATTCCGAATTTGAGCATGGCCTTTGTTGCTCGTGACCAGCGCTGGCGAAGCCTTGCTTCAACCTGTTCATCGTCGCCTTCTTCCGTAGCCGCGAGCCGATCCTTGTAGGCGGTCCGAACGTCATCCAACGCGGCAACCAAGACGACGCCGGAAGGCACAGACAAGTCAGCCGGGGGCATCACGCCTTTCTTGTCAATTACGTCCGCAAGGACGGTCAGGAATTCGCGTTCGGGATCGCGGACCTTGAAACCCTTCGGCTTGTCCTTTGTCCCGGCAGCGGCTTCCGTATGGGCCTGATTGACCACAATGCAGGAAGTGATTGCGTCACCGTCGCTGTCCTCGCCTACGGTCGTTTGGCGAAGGCGGAAGCGATGCGTTCCGCCTGCTGGTCCCGCTTTGAGTTTACGAACGGTCCATGTGTTCGGCGTGTCGGGCGTCGCTCCGGCTACTTCGATTTCAAAATCAGCCGCACCGTGAAGCGCTTCGTGGCCGCGTGGGCCGCGTCCGGCTTCCTTGCCGCCGTGGTGGACGCCAGCGACCGCCGCACCGGTCATTTCCTTCAGCTTGTCGCAATTGATGACAAACGCGCCCATGACCGCGCTGTCATTCTCATTGCCACCGGCAAGCGCGCGGGCAACGGTATCAATGACGACCATTTCAACTTTGACGCCGCACCGATCCTGCATTTCTTCAGAAAGCCCGGCGATTTCTTCCGCCAACTTCTTCGTGTCCGCGTCACCGCTGCGGAGGTCGATAGATGTAGGCAGAAAGACGAAAGGCAACACAGCATCGTCGGGGATTTCGTGTTCCTGCCGCCAAGCGTGAAGGCGGATTTCAAAGTCTTCTCGGCCTTCTGCCACCACATAGACGATACCGAAGGGACGACCACGATAACCAAACCAGTCAGGCTTTGCGGCGGCATTGAGAGCCGCCGCCGCGCAGGTCAACATAAGATCGGAAGTCAGGAAGGACTTACCGCATCCGGGCGGGCCGTAAATGATGCCGAAGGACTTGGCGAGGATCAGATTTTTAATCAGCCAGTCACGCGACGGCTTTTGTTTTCCGATCTGGTGGAACCATACCGCGCCGAACTTGGATTGATACGCGGGAAGCTCCGGCGCTTTCGCCTTGGCGGCAAGCTCATAAAGCTGTTCGATTGTTCCGCCAGCTTCAACCCAATCCCATGCGTCACCCTTCAAAGGCAGGCCGGGCAATTCGAGAAGGCGGACTTGCTTCGCGGCATCCTTCAGCTTCCGCGCCACGAGTAAGGCATGATCCATACCGGCAAACTTCGGCCTTCCGTCTTCATGGAAAAGAAGCGCGCCAGTCTGCTTGTTTACGGATTGTGGGTCACGGTCTGGAAGTACGACGATATCTGCGTCTTTGAAGTAGGGCGTAAGATCGTCCCACCACTTACCTGCACCCATAGGATTGCAGGTGGCAGGGACGCCAAGTTCAATCAGCCGATCCGCCGCTTTCTCACCTTCAACGAAGAAAATGCGGTAGCCGTTTCCAATCGCTTCGATAAGCTCCGGCAAGCGATAAGGAACGATCTTTGTATCCTTGAGGCTATAGACCCATCCATCACGCGTTTGCTCGCCTTCCTTGGCCTTCCTACGCTGGCTATAGGTCTTTGCGGGCTTTCCGTCATCGCCGATCCGCCACGAGCCGTCAGGCAAGCGGAATTGATAGCGCATCGTCTGGTAAAGCACTTTGCCGTGCTCATCCGTATAGTCCCACGCCTTTACAAGCTCTTTCTTCGCGCCGTCAGCCGGATGGTCATCCTTCTGACCGGCTGGCTTTGCGTTCCTGTTGCTGCCTGCCTGCGGCTGGCGATCCTCGACGTCGAAACCGTTCTGCTTGAGCCATTCAACCGCTTCGCGGCCTTTGCGGCCTGTCTCGCGCTCAATAAGCGCAAGGACACCGCCACCGGTATCCTCTCCATGGGAAAACCAAGTGCCTTTCTGCGGATTTACTGTTCTACCGTCTCCAAAGCGTACTTCGGTTTTAGTGCCGCCAGCGCGTGCTTTTCCCCACAGGATTTCCGCAACAGGAACGATATAACGACCAAGATCATCGCTCCCCTGAACCATGTTTCTTTCTACCTTGTGATTTAAGTAACTTGCGAATTTCGGGCATGTGCGGTGCGATCAAATCCAGAAAGCGGGCGCACGCCCATTTCACTTCAATTGCTCTAAGTTCACTCTTGCCGAGCGGGTGGCCCTGCCGCTCGAAAACCCTTGCATCTATGCCGCGCCGGTAAGCTTCTTCGGCCAGAAGGTCGGCCATTTCCGAAACCGTAATTGGCTGCTTTGGCTCTTCCGGCGCGTCTTGCGGCGGGGCCTGATCGGGCGGCGGGGCTTCGCCGTGTTCCTCTTCCTCTTCAGACACCGCACATTCCTTCGCATTCTTCGAGAAAGCCGAATTCGATCTGGCCGCGATCCGCTGTACTGGAAAGGTCAACCTCATCCAGCGGCTTCAACTCACGATGCAGGAACCATTCTCCCCGTGCCGAAACGGACCCTTTGCGAATTGCCTTGTCGAAGGAGACCGCTTTCCGCCACTCTTCCGGCTGTTCATCCCGCGTGCGTCGCCATTCCGAATTTTTCTTGAAGGGACAAAACCAGCACGCCGACTTGACAAGCTTCCGACCGGGATAATGGCGAGCAAACCATTCAAGGCAGTCGCCGCGAGACATACCCCGTTCAATCAAGGGCCACCTGTTTTTGATGAAGCGGACGCGAGCATCCTTGAGGCGGATTATCTCGTCCGTTGAAATGCCTATCCACATTTCGACAACAGGCGGGCCGCGCCAAACGCGGCCCTTCGGGTGTCCGATCAGTTCGCGCACAAACGAATTGATCGGCTCAATCTTGTAATCTGCCGTGCATTGCCGCCGGATCGGAGCGGCCTTGCCGTCCTTGCCCGGAGTGAAGAAAGGAGGCGTCGGGTTCGCCCCTTTGATCTCTTCCATTTCAAGGATAGCCAGTACGTCAGTTTCAAGGTTTCCTTTACTGACACGAACACACTTCATCTGATCGTTAGTCAGGCGCTTGATTTCCGCCTCAAGCCAATCAAGATGCGTGTAGACGTCGGCAGGCTCACTTCCTACATCGGCGAAGATGCAATAATCGGGACGCGGCCCAAACTCGCCGCGCGCCGCCATAAGAGCCATGACGGTTGATTGAACACCTGCACCAAGTGAAAGAATGCGAAGAAGGGGCGTGTCTGTCATCACAAGCCCCTAGAACGGAATTTCATCATCAAGGTCGCGGACGCCTGCCGATTGCTGCTGGTGATTTCCTTGCTTACCGCGTGACGAACGGCTTTCGCCTTCATCATCATCACGAGAACCGCCGCCAAGCATGACCAATTCGCCGCGATACTGTTTGAGGACGATTTCAGTGGTGTAACGGTCGTTGCCGTTCTGGTCTTGCCATTTGCGGGTTTGGAGCTGGCCTTCGATGTAAACCTTAGAGCCTTTTTTCAGGTATTGTTCCGCAATCTTCGCCAAACCTTCGTTGAAGATGACGACGCTGTGCCATTCTGTCTTTTCCTTGCGTTCGCCTGTCTGACGGTCGCGCCAGCTTTCCGAAGTCGCAATCCGCATATTGACTACCGTGTCGCCCGAATTCATCTGGCGAACGTCAGGATCGGCACCCAAGTAACCGACCAAAATTACCTTATTGACGCTACCTGCCACGGCAGTTCTCCTTATTGACGCTTGCCGTACAGCGCTTCACTGACACGGCCCTGATTGACGTTGAAAACGGCTGCAATCTCGAATTGGCTGGCGTCGGGATTGCGGGATTTGTAGTCGCGGATTTTCTGCTTGAGCGCTGGCGTGATACGCGCGCTCTTGACCGGCGTTCGCCCGGCGTTGCTTCTCCGGCCCAACTCGCTCGCCAAGCGCGCAAGTTCCGGGTCGTTGTAGCGTTGCGACTTTTCGATAAGACGTTCTTGGATTTCAGGAATTCGCATCTTTCATCAATTCCTTCAGTTCCGCCGCGCGCCGCCGGATCGCATTGAGATTTTCGTAAATCGTGGCTTCCGGCAGGAAGAGTTCACGGGCTATTTCGAGAGTGTCCCGACCATCCAGCCAAAGAAGCGCGGCATGGTCGAAGTCATCACCGCTCATGAAGTCGCGACCACCAAACCTATGACCGCCCATCCCATGAGATATGCCGCCTGCGCCCACCGCTCTTCGCGCGCTTTACGGGATGCGTGATAGGCAAAGCCCATCGCCAAGACGAAAGCCAACAGCCGAAGCCAGAGAAGGACAGCAAGAGTGAAGGGAATGGTCATCATTTTCCTCCAAACAGTGGGGTTGATGGGCCTTGGGCGCGAAGGTCAGGAACCTTGACTGCGCACATGAAGGACCAGAGCGCGCAGGCATCACCTTCGTCGTCGTTCTGGACGTTCCAGCCGCGCCTATGGCATTCGGCTACGACTTCTTTTTTTCCTTGGTCCCGCTTGATTGTCCGCTTGCCGATGAAGAAGGCGGTCACGTCATTTCGTGTCGCTTCCTGAAGGTCGTAAACGCCCATGCGGTAGGCGACGCCTTGCATGACGGCAGGCAGACCGAAGAGAACTTCAATCGTGGCGCGGGTGGCTCTGCCGGATCGCAAGCGGAACAATTCAGGAGCTTCAAAGACGATGGTACGCGGCTTGAACGCTTGAAGCCGCGTACCGAGGAAACCAATCATGCCGCCGAAGACGGCGGCTTGACTGGACCCATCGGGGGCAAGGCGAAGGCTTCCGAAGCACGGCGTTCCGCCCGGCTCGCCTTCCGCCCATCCAAGGTTCGTCGCGATATCGAGCGCGAGAATGGTCCCTTGCCAGTCGGCCATTACCGCACCGCCTTTTCAACGGTTGCGATGCGGCGCTCAAGTTCGGCCAGGCGGGGAATTGCAGCCTTCGCGTTCCGCTCAAGCATGTCAGCGCGGTCACGCATAAGCTTGGCTTCTCTGACGGCAGAATTGACCAATTCCGTCAGTTCATTGCGGAGCTTGGTCGCTTCCTCAATCAGCAGGCGCGTTTCTTCATTATTGCGAACCGGGCCAAAGTTCGCTTCGCGCATGTCTTCAATCCACTTGCGCGGAACGCCGAGGCTGTCAGCTACGCGCTGATCGGTCCAATCATCGGAATAGCCGGTGCGTTCATCGATATAGACTTCTTCCAACTTGGCGAAGATGATGCGTTTTTCTTCAAAATTGGGCTGGCGCGGCGGTTCCGCGCCCTTCGTATCAACGGTCATGTTTTCGGCTTCCGGGGAACTTGACGGGATCACTTCGTCGGCTTCGGCGGATGAGCCGCCGGAGCCTTTACGGCGCTTGGCCGATGTGCAGGCGGGGCAAAGATCGCGGTTGTGGTTGTTGCCAATCGTCCAACCGGCGCGCCGCCAAACCTTCAGCAAATCGTCGTGATTGCGTGATCCGCTATGCGTATTTGCCGACACGTCTCCGTGCGTTCCGCATTCCGAACACGTGATCCGGTGGACGCGGCGACGGCCCGCTTCGGCCATCACTGTAATTGGTGAGAAATGGCGGTGCTTGACGCTCATGATCCGCCGTCACTCCGCGTCATAAAGCTCAATATGCAGTGGGGTGACGGTAATAATCGCGGACAAGCCGACGATGATTTCCTCGCGGCTTACGATCTGGCGGGCATTCTGGCCGGTCGCGACCGTTGTAAGGCGCGTACACTTCAGCGAGCCGTCATCAGACATACGCTCGTGAAGGTCATCGATGTTCTCTTCGGGAACTTCAATAGTAAACCAGACGAACCCGGACTTACTTGGGATAACAGTCGTCAATGCGTAGTACGCCATAATCTTCCCTCTTCGGGCGAAAATTGTATTTTGGGAGGTTGGAAAGGCGCGCGGATTGCGCGCGCCTTGATGGTGATGCCGTTAGTTCAGCATCGCTCCGACAACGGGGTCGGTTTTCTTGGTGTCGCTGTCCGCATTTGCGTCAGCTTCCGAAACGATTTCGCGCATCAGTTCAATCAGGTCGCTGAAGGCGTCATGCTGCGCGAAGAAATCAAGCTTGCGCCAATATTCGAGGCTGGCCCGAATAATTGACTGGCGCTTGCCTTCTTCCATGTCATTGAGCCTACGCGCGAACGTCAGGGCAGTCTTTTCAAGGCCGTATTGTTCAACTGCGTTCTGCGTTGCCTTGCCAGCAAGACCAGCATATTCTGAAGCGTGCTTTTTCTGCCGTCCGATTTCCGCGATTACGCGCTTGAGGTCTTCGGGAGAGACGCCGCCGGTAGCTTCCTGCGCGGAAGCCTTATCAATCTTCGCTCTTTTAGCCATTGTCCAATTTTCCAAAACAAGGGTTGATCTCGGTTCATTCAGCCGCGTTGGCGTGCGAGTTCATCCGGGGGGCGCGTGTCTTGAAGCGGACAGAAGAGCGACCGAAACGGGGGATATCACTCGGCCATTCAAGTTCCGGGGGCCACGCGTCGGAAAGCGAAGCAAGGGTCCGGTCGAAAGAGTAGGCCGAAAAAGTCTTGTGACCGCCTTTCAGGCCGTCATAAAATTGGGCGTCACCGCCACAGATGCGCACGGAAATAGAGCCGATTGTAAGGCCCGTATGCGCCGCAAAAGCGTCGAAAAGCCTAATCAGCCACTCCCGCATCTGCGGTTCAAGTGGTGCATTACGCATTGGAAATCTCCAACTTTTCTGAACGAAATCGTTGGATTGTACTTGAAAATTGATTGTAAAAGTCAATAGCCTTTTTGAAAAAAATCGGCTATAAGACGCGCGCCGTTACAATTCGGTTGAAGGGATAATTTGGCTATGAACTCAAAGATTGCAATTCGGGAACGCATTGAAGAGCGTGTGAATGCTCTTGGTATATCCCCAATAACCTTAGCAAAATCAGTGGGTTTAGAGCGCGGATATATCAACGATATCCTGATTGGACGGAAGAAATCTGTCCGAGGGGACAAGATCGCTGATATCGCAAGAGCGCTTCAATGCGATCCAGAATATATCACAGGTGCACAAGCAGAAATCCGAAAGAAAGTTGATCTAGAGGGGATTGAATTCGGCGGTGTTTGCGAAACCGGCGTCTGGCGTTCCGCCACTCTATCGGCTCAAGAACCATCAAAAAGCGTGCCAATTGAAGCGGATAAGCGTTATCCGGGCCTGCGGAATATAGCGTTTGACGTGCGAGGTAATAGCCTCGCTGCTGAAGGCGTCACAGATGGGATGACCGTTGCAGGAATAGCCGCCGAGGAATGGGAACGGACAATCGGTCCAATCAGCAGCGGTATGATAGTCGTCGTACAGGCGATGCGTGAGCGTGGGAAAGAGTTTGAATTATCACTCCGCCGCGCGCAGGTAACGCCTTCCGGCGTTACGCTCTATGCGCGTCCAACTGATCCAAATTTGAAGTTTGAGCCTCTTGAAGTTGGACCAGATGTAAAAATCATCGCGGTTATAACACGCGCCGTTCGCATGTTTCTTGATGTTGATGGGCCTTTTGCGGCCTGATGCCTACTTTAGCGCGTAGCGCGTCAAGCGCGTTACGCGCGGAAACAAGAGATAAACCTTAGATATTTATAACCTATATTACGGAAACGGCTTAAAGCCGTTTCCTATGGTTATATATATAAATAAATAATCTTCTACGCGTGGGCGCGCGTGGGGGATTTTTTTGCGATTTTATTCCGTTGGAAATCAAAGGGTTGCGGTTGGAAAAGATAAAATTTTAGGAAAATTTACAACGAATGGGTTGCAAATCGTTGGAAATTAGGTAACGTTCTCCCATAACGAAGTTTGCTCGTTAGTTGGAGAATAGTTTGATGGATACGGTTTCAACGATTGCCGCCAATGCTGCCACACCTACCCGCGATTACGCGGTTGGAAATTTCAACAAAGGTGAAACCCGCTCGGACCTGACCAAGCAGTGGATTGCCCGCCCCGCCGACCAGCGTTTCCTTTCCCTGACTGACCTGCACACCGCCGTCAAGGCGCGCGCTGACCAGACGACCGAAGCCCGGATCGACACGAACAAAGTTGAATTTATCGCACCTGAACCGCGCGTCACTGCTGACCTTCACAAGCTTTCCATTGGCCTGCCGAGCGGCGAAGAAATCGCGCCGACGCATTGGAGCTTCGGACAGCTTGCCAGTTTGGCGCAGGCACCGGCTGGCTATCTCCGCAAGCTTCCTTCGCAGATTGTTGCGGACGCGCTCACCTACGGTATGCGCTACAACCGCAGCGTTGAAGCTATCAAGACCTATGGCACTTCCGATGAACTGCTGGCCGCTACTGGCCCGGACTATGGCCGTATCTATGACCGGGAAGTCGTTGAGGCCGTCCAGCAGATTGCAGGTAACGGAACCGGTGATGCGCGTTGGAAGGTTCCCGGTGTCCTTGACTGGCGCACGATGCGCTATGACCCCGAACACCCGGTTACGCTCGACACTACGACGCTGTACGCCAGTGACCGCGACGTTTTCATCTTTCTCGTTGACGACCGCAATCCCATTGAAATCGGCAAGCTGCCGAGTGGCGATCCTGACCTTGTTTTCCGGGGGTTCTATATCTCGAATTCGGAAGTTGGTTCTTCGTCCCTGAAGCTCGCCGCGTTTTACCTCCGCGCCGTTTGCTGCAATCGCCTGATGTGGGGCGTTGAAGGCTTTCAGGAAATTTCCATGCGGCACAGCAAGTATGCGCCAAGCCGCTTTATTGAGGAAGCCCGCCCGGCGCTTCAGTCATTCGCTGACGGTTCCACGCAACGCCTTTTGGAAGGTGTTGAAAAGGCCCGCGCGGCGAAGGTCGCATCCAGTAACGATGAAGTTATTGAATTCCTGCGTAATCAGAATTCAA